GTTTATTGAATTAAAAGAACAAGCATTAGCACCTAAACAACCTACGTTTTTTGATGACGAAGGAACAAGTTGTTTTTGTACTGATTAAAAAAGTGGGGCCTTTCAGCCCCACCAAGGACACTCTTAAAACGGTGGTTTAGTACCAACCTTTGGCTTTTCAAGAGCTTTATAAGTAGGTTCTGCAGTAGTACTAATTTTAGTTCTGTTCTGCTCGTCCTTAACAGTTTCACCTAAATTATTGACCCAATCATTAGGTGCAACATATAGATTAATCATAAGTTCTTTACCTACAAATTGATTGTATGTAGTTGGAAAACTTGTCATACCTAAAGCTTGAGTGATCATAGTTAAAAAACCATTATTAAGTTTTTTAGTATCTGGATTTGGATGCCAAACACTTAAGAACTCTCTATAGTTTTTGTATTTACCATTTTCTAGCTCATACACAAACTTTAAGCTTTTGTTTCCATTCTCTTCTTTAATATGCTCACTACATTCAATAATTTTAGCTTTCACATATCCATCTGGAGCAACAGTTTTTTTTGGCTCTTGCTCCGCTTCGGGCATATCTTTTGGATCTACCCAATCTATTCCTTCAAAATCAGACACTTTGCACCTCCTGTTCATTATCTGACTGTTCAACAACATTTAACGAGTTATCGCTAAATCCCAATTTTACTATAATGTCCGTAGCATTAGTTGGCTCATAAGTTTCCAACTTGCCACTTCTATCTTTTGCAGTAAATCCATCATGTGTGCTGGTTTGCAACCATCTTGTATACACAGGCTCGTCATTCTCTCCCTGTTCTTCAGCTACTCTTAAAACTAAGACTTCATCAAATAAATACATAATTTCTTGACCAAGTTTTGTACCTACCATGAGTGGTTCATAAATCATAGTATTGTCTACATTTTGTTTACTCATTTTTGCAAGAAACAAAACGTGCATATGTAGATCTCTGTAAGATCTCATAACATTTACTACAGATGATTTTACTAAACCATATGCTTTTCTAGGGTCTTTATGTCTTGCAAGTTCAGCTTCCAGCATGACTTCGCTGATTTCTGATATTGAATCAAGACATACAGTATCATATTGTAATGCACCACTTTTAAGTTGATCATGAATTTCCATAACTTCATGAGCCTCCTTAACCTCGATAGCATCTACATTTTTGCTGTCTTTAATAGAAAGTAGTCCAGCTTCTGCACTAATCATTAAGATTTTACCAGGAGCTGTAGAGCATAGTGTTGTTTTACCAGACCCTGCCTCCCCATAAACTAAAATCTTTGCACCCTGATTGTCAACTAACTCGCTAGGGCTAACGATACGGTTTTTAATATCCATAAAATCTCCTAAATATATTTGATAAATCGTAACATATCATTTACTATATGTAAAACATTTATTTATCATGTGTAAAACACAGCAAGTATCGGGATTGTATATGAGTAAAAAAACAAGTTGGATTGAAGAGATGCAAAAAACTAATTACTGGTTGGCTGATTATTTTCATATTCAAAAAGTATTAGCTAGCAAGCAAATAAAATTACTTGATGCAATAAACATTAAACCAACATTAAAGGAAAGACAAGTGAAAAGAATAACATTAAAAGAATGGATAGAGTTCCTTGGTATGCCCAAAGCTGCGAAGGAGTGTAATGTATCAGAAGCTACTATTAAAGCGTGGCGATATGGGTACAGACAACCATCTATTGAAAAAGCAAAAGAAATTATCGTGGCTTCAGAGGGGAGACTGGATTACGAATCTATCTTCGGTGAAATAAAAGATTTTGTTGAAATTTAATAAATGTTTCAGCTTAATGTTGATGAACATGATTCGTCACACGACTTAGCGCTTGCATATTTTGACAACGGTTTTAATGTAGTACCACTTCAAAGGTCAGACAAAAAACCACCTTCTTTTTTTAAAGGCTGGGAGCAGTTTAAAACTCAGAGGCCTGAAAGAAAAGAAGTGTCAAGCTGGTTTCATAATAGAGACAATTTAAGTGTAGCTATAGTTTGTGGATCTTTTTTAGTGGTTGATGCTGATAGTCCTGAATCTATGAATTGGGTTGAGGAAAATCTACCTGTTACACCTATAAAGGTTGTGACAGGTAAAGGTATGCACTTTTACTACAATAACCCACAAAATTACACAACATATGCCACTAGACGAACGGACGAGACGCCTAGTGAGCGCTTGATTGACATTAGAGGGGTAGGCGGTCTTATTATTGCACCTTTTAATAGACACGCTAATGGACAAGTTTACAAGCTAAAAACAATTCCTGAATGGGATGTAATAGACCATAATGATCTGCCTGATTTTACAGAAATAGAATGGAAAAAAGTTACAGGCGTATCAAATACTGTAGCTAACAACTCAACTGCTCCTTTTGCATTAGACGGTGTGAACGAGGGTAGCCGTAATGATAGTGCAGCAAGGTTAGCTGGTTATCTAATATCAAAAAATGTTAACCAAGATTTTATTAAGTTCTTCATGCACTCTTGGAACGATCAAAACAAGCCACCCTTACCGCAAAGAGAAGTTGAAAGTGTTGTAGATAATGTTAAAAAAACTCACGACAGAAAAAATGCAGTAGCTCCGTTGTTTGTTAAAGAACAAGACAACATCAGCCGTCCTAAAGATTTATTTAATCCACCAGGTTTATTAAAAGATATGTTTGATTTTTGCGAGTCATTAGCGCAAGTTCCACAACCAGAATTGTCAGTAGTCGCAGCTTTATCTTTAGCAAGCGTAGCTTGTGGCAGGCTATATAGAACAGAAATGAATAATTATTCAAGTCTATATTTTATGTGCGTTGCTAAGTCAGGACAGGGTAAAGAGAATATTAAAACCTTTGTTGAAACAGTCTTGAATGAAAGCAAACACAAAGATCTTGTTGTGGGAGATGGCTATACGTCAAGTGGTGCTGTTCACTCTGTTTTACAGGTAAGGCCTACACAAATAACCGTAATGGACGAGTTTGGTAAAAGGCTAGAATCTATAAGCCATCAATCAAACTCTAACAGAGAAGATGGTATTCAAACTCTTATGGAGGCTTGGGGTAGATGCCACGGTATTTTAAGAGCAGATAACTATTCGCTTATGGGCGTGCCTGATGATGTTAAAGAAAAAATGATGAACAGACAAACTATAAAGCCAGCCATAACTTTAGTTGGATTATCAGTACCTAAAAATTTTTACAAAGCCTTACATAGTGGCCGTATTGCAGATGGATTTTTAAATAGATTTATGGTTGTTGAGTCAAAAGAACCAAGACGAGTCGCTGGTTTAAAGAAGTGGACGAAACCTCCAGTAACAATAGTTAACTGGATAAACATGATTCGCTCTTCTCGTTTTCAAACTGACGAGCTTGGACAAAACAATTCGCAACTGAACCCTGCCCAAAACATATTGACTTTTGATAATCATGCAAAAGATATGCTTCAAGAGTTTGCAAAGGAGATAGTAAAAAGACAAGATATTTTAGAAAAAGAAAACTTAGAGCCTTTACTCTCTAGGTCCAGAGAAAAAGCTATGCGGTTATCTTTAATATGTGCGTTAGCTACGGATGTAAAAGCCAAAGTTATTGATGGAGATGCTATGCGTTGGGCTATTGATTATGTCAAGTATTATGATCTTATGTTTATAGAAGCTTGCAGAGACAAGGTTGCTAGTTCTGCGACTGAATCCAAAATTAAACAAGTTCTATCGTTTATAAGGTCTAGAGGTGGCGAAGGCATATCCAAACGAGAAGTTGATCGACATGAACTATTTAGAAGTATGAAGTCTTATGAAGTCAAAGAAATTATTGAAAGGCTTACAAACGCAAGAGAAATACAAGAGATTGATGTCAAAGTAGGTGGTAAGGGTAGGCCATCTAAAAGATATGTAGCGATAGATCCAACATTTTATGAGGAGTAAGTATGAAAACACCATCATTTGAAACACATTTAGATCAAAAAAGAGAAGAACGTATAGCTGGTTTTTTAGAGTCAGAATGGGATGTGTCCTGTCATAAATTACCAATTAGCTATGGA